TTTGTAGTAGAACAAATGGTAATATAAAGCATTTAAGTAATTATTTAATTCCAAAATTATATATGACATCTTTAACAAAAGATAAAATATTTGAGCAAGAAACATTAGCAATAAATATATCAACTTATGTTTATGAAAAATATCAAGAAGATGAAATGTATGATGGAATAATAACAAATGAAGATTTGAAAGATATTAATGATGTAGATGGAGAAAGAAATAAAATGAATGTTCCTATTAAAGTCGAAATAACAGATGATGAATTTAATGAAATTAAAATTAAATCACGAGGAAAACAACGTAAAGAATTTATATTAGAGAAAATTATATCTAATAAAAATATAAAATTATATGAAAAATTAAAAAATAATATTTATAAATATGAATGTATCCAATGCACTATTCCAGATACAGATAATTCTTATAGAAAACATATTACTGATGCAATAAAAAAACTAAATAGAAATGAAAAATTTAAAATAGATATTCATGAAAATGATAAAAATAAAAATTTATATCATGTCTTTATTGATTATAAAAGTGACATTAAATCTATAATAATTATTATTTATGATGGAAAAGTTAGTGATAATGAAGTAGATGATGAAGTAAATGATGAAATATAATTTAAAATATTTATTTTTTATTATATTTTTTTTAAAGTATAAAAATATATATTTATCCAAAAATTAATATAAGACACAACATATATAATATTTAAACAAATGGGTTCCAGTGCAACAAGGTTTAAGAGTTGGTTATTTTATAACTGAACCATAGACTTGATAAAAATAATAAATAAAAAATTGAATTAAAAATTATAATACTTATTATAAGTATCTAAAGAATGCAAGTTTTAATAAAATTAGATAATCTTATTGAAGGACAAGTTATTAAACGCCCTTCAAAATATATCAAAACTCCATATGTTGCTGATATTTTATGCGATGATGAAGAAGTATTAGGTCATACTGCTTCATTAGGTTGTTGTGGACTTGCTGACGTAAATGCGTCTGTTTTAATATCTCTAAGTCCAAATTCAAAATCAAAACCAAAAAATAAGGCAAATATGAAATGTACACATACTGTATACTTATCAGTATTAAGAGAGAGAGAATATGAACAAATTATCGGAATCCATCCAAAGTTAGCGGAAACATTAACCGAAGCAGCTTTAAACGCAAACTTACTGACGAAATTACAAAATATTAAAAGATATAAAAGAGAAACTGCGATTTATGTTGAAGATAAAATAGATTCACGTTTTGATTTTACTGGTATGGACCAAAATAGTATTCCATTTATAATGGAAGTAAAAAATGTGCCATTAGCAGACTATGAAAACGTTACTTTTAAAGAGAGGACTAAAATGAATTTTAATGATAGAGACTTTAATTCAAAAGTATCCTATTTTCCTTACAATTATAACAAGAAACCTTCTGAACCTGTTAGTCCAAGAGCATTAAAACATATTAGAGAATTAACATTGATAAAAAAAGAAACATTGATAAAAAAAGAAACAGAAATTCGATGTATAATGTGTTATGTTATACAACGAACGGATTCTAATAGATTTCAACCATCTGTTATTGATCCAGAATATAGAGATGCGTTTAAACAAGCAGTAGAAGCAGGTGTAGAGATAATTACAATGGTTGTTAGTTGGAATAGAAATGGTGAAGCTATTTTCATTAGGGATGATTTGCCTATTGCTCTATAAAATAATACAAAAATTTTATATCATTATTAATTATTAAGGTAAACAGAATTTTTATAATCTTTTTTAAACATTGTCAAAAACAATGTCAAAATCAAAATCAAGGTCGATATTTTGTGTTTGTGTTGCTTGTTTTTTAATAACATTTATTTTGCATGTTTCTTTATTAAAATGTAACAAACAACCTTCGGATGGTTTATCAATAGGATTATTTGTTTTTTTTGGTCTGCGATTTGGTTCACGATGTCCATAACCAGTAACTCTTTCTTTTGTAATAGTGTTCCAAATATCTTCTAATTCTTTAACATTATCATTAAACCATTGTTGATTTCTACAAACTAACACACAACTGATTTTTTCTAATTTCCAATAGTGTGTCTTCATATATATATAATTAAATTCAGGGTTACACTGATAATAATCTACCATGTTTTCTTGCCACAATGTAATATCATTAGAATGAATCATATCTAATGGTTTATGTACGTAAAATGGTTTACCTTCTTTTGTATGAAAGTAAATCATAAGTCCTTTCATACATTTTTCTTTTGATAAACATAAATTGTCTACATCTTCAGTATCACATAAAAATGATGTATAATCAGAATATTCTGTAAATTTTGTTTCTAAAAAGTCACATTCGTCTAATTCACAAACTTCCATTTGAAGTTGCATTTGAATCCAATATTCTTTTTTAGGTATTCCATTTATTTCTCGATTAACAATATTTTTAATTTCTAACATGCGACCATAACGCTTTGAATGTGGATCAACATTAATTCCATCAGGAGATGCTCCAATAAATAAATAAGTTTTGTGTTGAATGCACCCAAAATCTTCTATTTTGGTATCATACATATGTTCATAAATTTTAACTGAGAGTGGTTCATATTTTTGTCCCCAATGAAGTGTAGTGTTAGTATTTACCATTACAACTTCTTTTATTTCTTCTTGATATAAGGTTGGATTTAATGGTTGACATTTTTCATAAATAAGTTGATTTTTAACTTTTTGATTTTCAAATGCTTTATATGCATTTGAAGCTGTAATTAAATTATGTCGAAACTCATACCATTCTTTTGTTCTTTGAATTGGTTGAGGTTTATTTCTAAGAACATTTATTTGTTGTGTAATATAATTATTATGTGGGTCTTCTAAAATAATTGTATTAGAATAAGAACGTGGTGGCATATAATTTTTAAAAAATTCATCTTTAGCGTATTCAATAATATCATTTATTTCATCTTCCGCTTCTTCTGTATAAAAAATATCAAATTCAAATTGCGAATACATTAATTCTTGAATATTTTCGTCAAACATATCTTCAAAATCTGGGTCAGAAACAAAAGTAGGGTAGTCTTTAATAAATTCTTCCATTAAATATAAACAAGTTTCATATAATTCTATAAATTCATCATCATTCAGGTATTGATAATCTGTTTCAGGTACAATTTTATCGGTAATATCAATTAGTTCAAACATATTTTAATATGTTATTTTATTTTTATACTAGTATTTTTATTATTATTATAAATAATATTAAAAAGTTACAAATTTGTAGTTAGTCGTCTTTACTAATGTCATCTTTATCAGACTCAGAATCATCCATATTTTTAATATTTTTGGCAGTTCCTTGTTTTTTCTTTGGTGCTAATCCTTTTAAAGTAGAAACTCTTTTATCTATATTTTTAAGTGTAAAATGTGTTAATGGTTTATTAAAAAATAAAGCAGGTATATTTTTTATTTCACCAGTATCCTTATTATAATTAACATCTTTAACCCGTTGTAATTTTTTTTTATCTAAACATTCTTTAAAAAAAGAAATAAGTCTATCATATTCTAAATCAGTTAATTCGTTGGCAATTTTATAGTTATCTGCAAATAATGTTAATTTTCTAATTTTAGCAGTTTTATCTAATTTGCTCCAAGGTTCATTAGAGTTTGTAATTTTTTCATTTTCAAGAAATTTATCTAAATTTGCTAAATCACTAGATGATTTACTTTCAGACCGAGAAAATTCATTTTGCAAACTTGTAAAAAAGATTGATTTATATTTGGATGGTTTTAACTCATTACTATCACAATTAGTTGGTTGTATATTTTTGTTCATTTATACATTATATTGTAAAATAGATTTTAACTCAGTTTTATATAATAATAATATTTAAACTATGTATAACAAAATTATGTTTATATTGATTTTATTATAAGTTATTATAATATATAGTAATGGAAAATGATAATTCAAATATTAAAAAAATAGTATTGGAAGAACCACAAAACAATAAATCTACCAAAAAAATAAATTGTGAGAAAGAGAAAAAAATGAGAGTAGAAACAAAAACTTGGGGTTTAACTGAAGAAGAATTATCTCATCAAACACAACTTAATATATTAATGGTTGAGAATTTTATAAATAATGAA